AAGAGCTCGGGGCGGCGATCGGCTCGTCCTCGTCCGAGATAGCCGAATGGGCCAATTCGAATGCCGCGGTCGCGAATGCGCTTGCGAACACCGGCCAGAGCGTGAACGATTTCGCGTCGGCGCTGGAGGAGTGCGGGGTTTCGACTTACGAACTTTCCAGCCTGTCTGAAGAGCAGCTTACATCTTTAGCGCAGTCCTACGACGGCAGCATCCAGAGCATCGTGGCGAGGCTGCAAGAGTTCGGCATCGTCGCAGGGGCGGAAGGATCGAACGCCGCAGCGGAATACGCATCAGGAATGAGCGATGGTGCGAGGCAGGCGGTCGCGGCAGCTGCGGAGATGATCGGCGCGTCCGTCGAGCAGATACAAGCTGACTGCGCCTACTTCGGCATTGAGGGAGACAAGGCGGTGACGGCCTACGCTAACGCCCTGGCGAATGGCGCGACAAAGGCCGAGGCGGCAGCCGCGGCTGCTGCGGCATCTGGAGCGTTGAGCGCAGAGCAGGCAGAGAAATACAACGCATCAGGACAGGCTAGCGGAAACGCCTACGCTTCGTCCCTAGCAGCAAGCAAGGATTTAGCTGTTGCATCAGCGCTCGAAGTAACGGGAATGACCCTCGAACAGTTCAACGCAGCCGCGGCCCAGGCTGGTATTGAAGGAGACGAAGCCGTGGCGGCATTCGCTAACCAGCTTGCCGCTGGGGTCACGAAGACCAATGAAGCCGGAATAATCAACGCCGATGCTGCGACAAATGCGCTTGGCACGGCAGACGGGTTAACTCCAGGCACAAATACAGGGTCTGATTTTGCACTAGGCGTAGGTTGGCAGAGCCAGAACGCCCACGTACAGGGAGTGCTTGTTGCAGGAAGCGCAACATCTGGACTTGGAACGAGCAATGGGACGGCTCCAGGTTCGGCCCTCGGTGGACAGTTTGCATCAGGAGTTGGAAGCAGGTCTGGAAACGCCAGGGCATCAGGAACAACCATAGCAAACTCCGCCGGAAGCGGCATGCAGTCGCAGAACGGTAACGCAGGAGGCTGGGGTTCTCACCTTGCAGAGAATTTCGCGGCGGGCATAAGAGGCGCGATAGACTGGGTGTCAAACGCTGCAACATCGCTCGCAGACGCGGTTAAATCAATTCTCGGCCACACGGTTCCTAAAGAAGGCCCGCTGCGCAACGGCGGCAAGGGCGAGGCCGAATGGGGCGCTCACGTCGTCCAGAACTTCGCCTACGGGGTGGAGTCGCAGATACCTGCTCTGAAGAAAACAATGACGCAGGTATCCGGAGCCGTTGCCGAAGCCCTTGAATCACCGGTTACGCTAGGCGCGAACATCACGGCCAACGCCTCCGTTGGGAAGGCCGCATCCAGGGGCGTAAACGTAACCGTCGAGCAGGATGGCGGGATAACCGAGGAGAGCGTGTACAACGCCGTAAACGCGGCCCTCTCGCGCCAAGACGGGCGCCCGATCATTATCACGGTCAAGGCTGACGATAGGGAGATCGCAAGGGTGGTGAGGAAGTATGCGTAAGAAAGTCGGCTATGTGAACCATCTCGGCGAAACGCTCGACCTCCACGGGGGCGGCATCTGGTGCGACAGCGGAGAATTGGCGAACTGGGAGTGGGATGCTGCGACGCTCAACGGCAGAACCGCAGGGCTTTACCGATCGCAGCGGACGATTCCGTTCAGCCTAATCATCGTTGGGCAGACTGAATCGCGCGGCCTTGAACTTCGCGACGCGCTGTTCGAGATCGTGGAGAGGGACGCAATAGCTGGCAAGCCAGGACGGCTCTACGTCGATGGCTGGTATCTGAAATGCTTGGTCGTCTACTCGCGAAAAGACCTTTACTGGATCACCGGGAAAGCGGCTAAGTACGAACTCGGCCTTCTCGCGGACAATCCGGTATGGACGAAGGAGCATAGATACTCGATGGCGAAGGACGGGGCTGGCTCCGGCCTGAACTTCCCGTACAACTTTCCGTGCAACTTCGCCGGATCGTCGAAGGAGGCGTCCTACGTCGAGAATCCCGGCATCGTGGGGGCGCCGGCCAAGATCACGGTCTACGGTCCCGCGTCGAACCCTCACGTCATCGTCGGCGGAAACCGCTACGAGGTGGAGGCCGAGGTGAAGGGCGGCGGCAAGTTGGTCGTGGATGGGATCGAGAAGATGATCACGCTCTACGACGAGTACGGAAACGCCTCGAGCGTATTCTCCAAGCGGCGCGGAGTGCAACGTGAGGGGAGCGGCTCTTACGTGTTCCAGCCGGTTCCTCCGGGCGAGAACCTGGTTTCGTGGGACGGCTCTTTCGCCTTCGACATCGTTCTGTTCGAGCAGCGCAGCGAGAGAAGGTGGGGCGCGTGATCGACCTCATATACACCGACGCCGACGGAGTGGAGCAGGGAATAGCCAAAGCCTACAGCTTGGACCTGGCATACGGAGACGACGAAAACGACTTCGAGCTGACCCTGCCCGTCGATATGCAGCTGGAGGAGCGGTCGTTCTTCTACATCGACGGCACCGAGTGGGGCGGCATCGTGCGAGGTGGCAAGGAGTCAACAATGGACGAAGCTCCCGCCTATGCCGCCACCGGCAAAACGTGGCACGGCATCCTCGCCTCAACCTACATCTGCCCCGCCTCCGGCGAGGACTACGTGACGGTATCGGGCGAGGCGAACGCCGTCATGGGCGCCGTCCTGGAGCGCGTGGGGCTCGCCGGCGTGTTCGACGCGTCACCTGATGACAGCGGCTTCGAGGTCTCGCACCAGTTCGAGCGCTTCACGGACTGCTACAGCGGGTTCCGCAAGATGCTCAAATCGTCCGGTGCGAAGCTGAAGATCGACAAGCAGTCGGGGCGCAAGCCGATGCTCTACGCCGCTCCGATAGGCGTCTACCTGGACAGCGAGGAAGCCAACAGGTACGGGTACGAAATCGAGTGGGATACGCCTGTGAACCACCTGATCTGCCTGGGAAAGGGCGAACTCGCCGAGCGCACCGTCATCCACCTGTACGCCGACAAGGAGGGCAACGTGAGCCGAACTCAAACGTTGTTCGGGCTGGACGAGGTGCAGGAAGTCTACGACTACAGCAACGCCGAGGACGACGAGATACTCGAAAAGGGCGCCGAGAAACTGAAGGAGATGCAGGACGTCCATAAAATCGAGCTATCTCTGCAGGAAGGTGCGGTCTTCGACGTGGACGACATCGTAGGGGCCACGTCGTTGCGCGGAATGTCCGTCACGTCGAGCGTGACAAAGGTCATCGTGAAGATCGGAGAGGACGGCATTCCCCAAACAACGAACGAGATAGGCAACCTGGTCAGAAAAACGTAGGAAGGAGATGAGGTCCATGATCTACGGCGGCACGACCCCTGCGCACACGTTTACGCTGCCATTCGATGCCTCGATCATCGAGGAAGTGCATATCGTCTATGCGCAGAACGGGAAGTCCGTCTTGGTCAAAAGGCGATCCGACTGCGAACTCAACGGAAACGAGATCGTCGTGAAGCTGTCGCAGGAGGACACGCTCATGCTTGACAACAGCACCCTCGTAAGCATCCAGATACGGGTGCTCACCGTAGACGGCGAGGCGCTGGCGTCGGACAAGATCAACGTGAGCACCTACAAATGTCTTGAGGAGGTGATGATCGAGTGAAGCTCGACGTCGAGTTCCGAGAGACGCGCCAATCGTTCGCCGCCGAGTTCAAGTGCGCCCAGGTAGTCCAAACCGGAGCGCCCTGCAAGGCCGGAGAGAACATCGAGATCGACGAGGACGGAGCCATATCGGTGATCACCACCGACGAGGCCGAGAAGGACAACACACGCCCGATCACGTCGGCTGGCGTATACCTCCAAATCGGCAACATCAACGCCCTTTTGGAAACAATCTAAACAAGTAAGAGAAGAGCCGACCAGGCTCTTTTTTTATTGGGAGGAGAAATGCAATGACCACGCAAGAGCAGATCACCAGGCTCACCGAGGCCCGCAACACCCTTCGCAACAAGGCGATCAACCTGAAGCTCGCCAACATCGAGCCCAGCTCCAAGATGGACGCCATCGCGACCGCATTCGACGGCATCAGCAACAACGGAGGCGTGAAGGCCGAGGTCAAGGAAGGAGACACCTACATCATCCCCGAGGGCTACCACAACGGCTCCGGCTCCGTTTCCGGCGTCTCTGGAGGCGGAAACTACACTTTGCAGGACAAGACGGTCACGCCGACGAAATCAGCGCAGTCTGTCACTCCGGACGATGGAAGCTACGGCCTATCCAGCGTCACGGTTAACCCGATCCCCGAAGCATACCAGGATGTTACCTCCGTCACCGCTGGAGCGGGCGATGTGCTGGCTACAAAGACCGTCGTAGACGCCACCGGCAAGGTCGTGGCCGGAACGATGCCGAACAACGGAGCGGTGAACGCGAAGCTGGACGCTACGACAAAGAACTACACCGTGCCGAAGGGATACCATGACGGGACCGGGTCTGTCAGCATCTCCACGGAGGAGAAATCGGCGACGCCGACCAAAGCATCGCAATCCGTGACGCCAACGGCCGGAAAGGTGCTGTCCAAGGTGACCGTAGCAGCGATCCCCGCAGCTTACCAGGACGTTACCGGAGTGACAGCCACGGCGGACAAGGTGCTGGACGGCAGCGTGTTCGTAGATTCGGACGGCGAGGCCGTTGAGGGCACCATGGCGAACAAAGGGGCGGTGAGCGCAACCATAGACGGCTTGACGGTATCGAGCTACACGATCCCGGCAGGCTACCACAACGGCCTTGGCAAAGTCAGCCTGACCAACGACATAGAAGCGGCGCTCGCCGCTATCTAGGGTGGT